CCGTACGATCGTACAAACCCCCCGCGGTGCCAGCCCCATTTAGAAAAAGCTCAAAGCCACTTGTGACGTTGCTGTTGATAAGCCGAAAACGCTGCTCTTGCGAAACTGCCGCCGTAGACCCGAGCGTCAACGTGCCAGCCGAATTGACGGTGTTGAATGTTGGGGTGGCTCCGCTCACCGTCAAACCCGTCAGCGTTCCAACCGAGGTGAGGCTGGAGCTGACCACGTTCGAGGCCAGCGTCGTGCCGGTCAGCGTGCCGGCCGCAGCCGTCACGGTCCCGCTGGCCCCCAGCGCGATGGCCGTGCCGTTCACCGTCACCGAGCTATTGGCCAGCGCCGAGTTCGGGATTGCCGTGAACCCGCTCCCAATCGCGCCCGACGTGAGCGTGCCCACGGAGGTCAGCGAGGAGGAGACGACGTTGCTAGCGAGCGTGGTGCCGGTCAGCGTACCGGCCGGGGCCGTGCCGCTGATGTTGCCCGTCAGGTTCGCGGTGATGGTCCCCGCCGCAAAGTCCCCCGAGCTGTCCCGGGCCACGATGGCCGAGGCCGTGTTGGCGCTGGTGGCCGTCGTGGCACTATTGCTGACCTTGCCGGCCGTGGAGATGGTGGCCAGGTTGCTGTCCGCCAGCGCCGAGGCCAGCGTCAGGGCGCCGGTGGTATTGGCAATCGTGATGGCCGACGTGCCGTCTCCGGCCGCGACGGCCGGGGTGCGGATCTTCTGGCCGGCGCTGACAATGATGTCGTTGGCCCCGGTCGTGTTCCCGATGGCCAGCACCTCCGAGAGGGCGTCCGAGGCGCCGACCTGGGCATCCACATACGCCTTGATGCTCTGCTGGGTCGCCAGCGCCGTGGCGCTGTCCGAGGCCATGTTATCCTCGTCGAGGATATTCGTGACCGTCGTGGCCCCCGTGCCCTTAAGGCTGGCAAAGGTCAGCAGCCCCGTGACGCCGAGCGTGCCCGACAGGGTCATGCTGGCCGCGCCAATCGTCCCGGTCAGGGTCGGGGAGGCCGACATCACCACATTGCCGGTGCCCGTGATGGCGTTGGAAACAAGGCCCTTCGAGGCGTCCGTGAAGACGGCCTGCGAGGCGGTCAGGCTGGACAGGATGGGCTGGGCCGTCAGGGTCGCCACCCCCGTCACCGCCAGCGTGCCGGAGATGGACAGGTTCCCGCTGATGGTCCCCCCGGTCGTCCGCAGGTAGTCCACCTCGTACCAGCTCGTGCCGTCGTCGTAGAAGAGCCGGATGACGCCCGAGTCCTGCGTCATCCACTTCCGGCCCGCGCTGTTGGCCACCGGCCGCGAGGCGAGGGTGGACGACTGGACGTGGATACCCGGATCGGCGTCGTGATCGACATAGGCCGACCGGATGGTGTTATCGTTGCCCTTGACGGTGTTAGCATCAATAGGCGACGTGCCGTTGACCGGCGACGTGAACGTAGCGACGGAATGTTGACCGACCGTTTCTGACATTTAGCGACGCCCCAGGGCGAAGGTTTCAAGCGAAAAGCGGCTGAAGACTGGGAGTGCCTCTCCCGAGTCAATAATGCTGATATCGACGTAATAGCCCGTCCCACCCATCGGGATGCGGTAGTTCCGGCTGCCGGTCCCACCCCACGTCCCCTCGCCCCAATACGTCCCGGAGGCGCCCCACGTCTCGTCCGTCGAGGGGGGCAGCGAGAAGGACCCGAAGCTGTCGCCCGAGTTCCACTCGATACGGCACTGGTCCGAGCCCCTGAGCTGGGCGGTCAGGTAGCCCCACCGGAACGCCTTGGCCTGCGCGTCGTCCCCGCAGTAGAGCCGGTGCAGCTGGGCCGTCATCGCATACCGGGAGCCACCCGTACCGGCCGCTGCAACGTTATCGAGGTAGACCCCCGGCGCATCGCAGAGGCTGACCCAGCCCGAAGCATCGCCCTTCAGGATGACCGGCAACCCCGAACTGTTAATCGTCTCGAAGAGCGCCGTCGTATCCGGGTCGATGTATCCCCCATCCCACGGCCCCGACCACGAATCCAGCACCGTGTGATACTGGTAGCAGCCGTAGTCCGGAATCGTAATCCACAGCTCCTTGGTCGCCCGGTTAATGACGCAACGAATCTTGTCGAAGTTAGCCGACGACAGCTGCCGGATAATCGGGAGAATGGGGTCCGGCTTGGCCGGGGTACCGACCGAGGCCACCTCCGCCTCGTTGCATCGGTACAGCCCGCGCTCCGAGATGAAGTAGGCGATGTTGTTGTTCGCCACGATGCTCTTGGCGGCAATCGTGCCCACGTCTGCCGTGAGGCCCGCCGGGAGCGTCGTGATGTCGTCCTGTCCAAACCCCGTCAGCCGCGAGATACCGCGCCGGTGGAAGATGAGCAGGCTGGTGTTAATAGAGGCCAGCCCCACAATCGTCTCGTCCCCGAAGGTCCGCACGATAATCTGGCCCCCACCGCTCGACCCATTCCCGAGGCTGTCCCCGTTATTCAGGTCGGAGTCGAAGATGCTATCCGGGTAAGTGCTGTTCCCGCACGCCCACAGGCGCTCGTTGTGCACCTGAAGGGTGTTGACGGCTACCGTCCCCGTGATGTTTTCGGTCAGCGCCGAGCCCGACCACTTGTTGAGCAGGCCGCCGTCCGCGATATAGACCACGTCGTTCCCGCCGCTGTCCCGAAACTGGGCGAAATCCGGGGGCACGGTCGTCGAGAGGGTACCACCCTGATTCGTATACGTCCGGGGGAACGTGCCAAACGTCGCCGTGTACAGGTCGCTGTTGGACACCGCCAGAATCTGATTCGTGCCGCTGTCCTGCTGGAACGTGAAGCCGTTGAGCACGGGAGCGGACGCCAGCGGGTTGGTCGAGGTGCGCTGGGTGCCCCCGCGCTTGGTCGCCGCGCCGTAGTCCGTCAGCCGCAGATTGTTGGCACGCCGGAGCTGGTTGGGCTGGACGGAGATGTCATCCGAGACATCGTTCAGCCCCCCTTCCATCCCCGGCTGCTGGTCAACCAGCCGTTCGCGCGACATCAGCCGCCCGCCCAGTCATACTTCTGATCCGGGTAGGCCATCAGCGTCGGGTTGATGGTCTTGCGCCGGATGTCGTCCAGCAGGGTCGTCCGGAACTCAGCGGCCTCCCGCTTCAGCACCTGCGCCGCCGTCGATTCCGCCCCGCCCTTGTTGAGCAGCCGGCCCCCCGCCTCGTTGGCGATAATCCACTCCCCGCCCATCGGGAAGTCGAGGGTCGAGCTGTCCGACTCGAGGTCACTGAGCGACGTGGGCTTGTAGTTGACGTAGGCGTAGAGCGTGGTGCTGGGCGCGACCGGCAGAATCTGCACCTTGTTGCCGGCGATGTAATACAGCCGGGGGTAGGTCGGCAGATAGTTGGTCGTCGTCGCCAGCGGCACATCTTGGAATCGCGTCTCCGAGTACAGGACGTTACCGTCCGACACCGACAAGATGCGATAGAAGTTCTCTTGGCTGTCGCCCGCGCCGCTATTCAGGCTGGAAAACGCAATCTGGCCGTTGCTGTCGGTCGTGACCGTGCGCTGGCCAAACGTGTAGTACTGGTAGGCGTTGAGCAGGTTCGACCACTCATCGTCATAGACCGTGTTCAGCACGCTCTTGATGAGGCTGTCGGACCAGCGGTCGGAGGCGACAGCATCCATCGCCTCTCGGGTATACTCGACAAGTTGCGCTCGGGTGACGGCCACACGAACCTCGGGTTAACGAACGGTCTTGGAACGACTCCGCGACGACGGCGCCATTGGCTGGTCCAGCACTTCGGCCAGCGCCTGCTCAGTCGCCTGGGCAATGGGCTGCGTTGCGTTGTACTGCTCGACGTAGTCCGCCATCCGGCGCACCTCGTCCTTGGGATACTGCCGGAACGTGCGCTCCAGATAGGCTGGCGCCTCGTCCGCACTGCACAGCATCGGGAGATACCCGATGATGTCATACGCGCTGGCGGGATTCGTCTCCCCCGCCTGCACCCACTCCCACCGCCGATCCTCTGGCGTCCACTCCATACAAATGGCCCAGTGCTCTCCGGTATGCTCCAGAAACCGCAAATGCAACCCGGCATGGAGGGCCCGGAGCCGCGCCACGACGTGCGTGGGCGGCTCGGGCTGGCCGGCGCTGTTGAGCAGCACCGCCATGGGGTTAGACCTCCACGAACAGCTCGACGTTGACCATCAGGTCAACTGCCGCCGTGGTCACGGTGTTATTCGTGGTCACGACGAACTGTAGGGTGTCCCCGGTGTCCAGCGTCCGCTCCGCATCCGTCAGGGTGGAGAGCAGGGCCACGGCCGTTCCTTCCTTGGCCGTCAGCGCCTCCAGATCCACGTCCGCCGTCAGCGTCACGGCCGAGTTGGCCGAGGCATCGTACTTCTGAATCACGCCCAGAATCGTGCCGCTCGTCGAGGCCGGCACCGTCCCCGCCGACACCACGGCGCGGTTGATGTAGCACTTCGCCGGATGCGACCCGAAGCTGTAGGTCGTCGTGGTGCTGTTGCCAATCGCCGCGTCGCACCGTCCGACGAGGAGGTTCGGCAGCACAC